TTGCAGCACTAAATTACAATATTTATCATTATCGCAAAATGCTATTGTTTTAAAATGTCCTGTTCGTTCAAGACCTAAACTAAATCCACCTAATCCACTAAACAGATCTAATATTTTCAATGTCACAAGATTATAGCTCCAAGTATAAATCCAGCTATAAACCAAAGTATTTCTTGTCTATAATATAACGACCACACTTCTAATCTTTCTAATAATTTTTTCATTCTCTTACAAATCCTTCTCGTATCTTTCCGTCTTTATCTACATATAACATATTAATAACATGTCTTAAAGTTTTATCTCTCCTAGCTCTTGCTATGCGTGTGCCTTTTTTTGGTCCTGTTAGTCTATAGTTTTCTGATTTAACTTCAAACAAAGCAACGGTTTGTAGCTTTCTATCAAACGCAACAAGATCCACAGGACCATTAGTTTGACACGAATCGAACACATCAAAGCCTTTATTCATAAGGTAGGCTATTGCTAATTTCTCAGCCCAACAACCACGTTTATTTTTATTCATAAACTATTTTTTCTTCTTTTTATGTCTTCCCATGTACCAATCACCAGGTTCATAATCCCAACGTTTACCGTGATGACCTCTGATATCTGCATACCACATTCTTAATCTTACTATAAATTTTATGATCATAAAGCGCCTGTATTTCTAAACTGTTTTATCTGATCCTCTACTTGTTTAGCAAGGCTTTTGTTATCTTTTCTTAACTCTATAATTTCTTGTTCTATCTTCTCGTTGTGTTGGTGTAGTTTCTCGTTTCTAAATTTTAGTCTTTCTATGGTAGCCTCTAGATCATTATATCCTCTATCACTCATTTAATACAATTTTCTTTAGCTACATTAACTGTTCCATCTTTTTCCATAAACCAAACATAAGACCACTCTCTGTTATCTGGAGTGCAAGCTTTACCAAAATGTAAGGTATATTTTGTACAAGAAGTTAACATTAACGCTATAAGTATTATTACTATTCTCATTTTTTCTCTCCTTTAAAAAAGTGTTTTAAAAATTGAGCGTACTCTACCCCTGCATTATCCATAGCTTCTATATCATCGGCTTTAAATTCTTCAGTGTTAGACGCATGTAATAATTCATTAGGCATAGGCACATCTGCATTTCTATATTCTTCTTGAAGTGTCATAGGTTTCATTTTCTTTTCTTTATTCATCTGACTTAAACTTTTGTGTTTCATGTTTCATCCTTTCATATGCGTGTTGTTTTATACCTTTTTCTGTTTGCATAATTGTCAGCATATCCACGCCATTATATGCTTTTACATATGCGTTATGGGATACAGCAACACTAGCTCCACTAGATATTATTAGTATCTCACTGCAACTTGTCAGTGTTAATCCCATTATAATCATAATTAGGTTCTTCATAATCTAATTCTCCTTGACTATCACACATTGTACACTGTGTTACAACTTCTTTTGATATGCCCACAGCTTCATTAGGTATTCTTATATACCCATTTCCTGTACATCTAGGACAGATTTTTTTTGTCATCTTTCTTATCTTGTTTAGTTGGTTTTAGATCCATTAACATTGCCATTAACATATACACTTCTGCATACGGTCTCCTTGCCATATAGTCTACTAATAGTTTTCTTTGTTCTACAGTTAATTCAAGCATTATTTTTTTTCCTTTATTTTTCCGTTTAGTTTTTTTACTTCTACATTTGTAAGTATTTCTATTGTCTTACTTATCGATAATGTCGCCCCATCCACTTTAACTTTTGATATCTTAATCAAATTGTTATAAACTGAATGTGGTAAAGACACGTTTCTATATTTTGATATATCAGTCATTTCTTTCCTTTTCTGTTTTAAGTCATTATATAGGACTATTTTTGTGGGATTGTCAATGATAAAATTTTTATTAGTAATGCAAATATGCTCGGGCTTATATGGTAATTGTATGCCTGAACAACATTTTCTTGAACATGACACTTGGACTGAGTGTTCTAGACAAGGCACAATTAATACATTGGCTACTATTGATATGTTAGGTGATGATCAAATGAATGCAAATAGATTATATGTAAAATTTTATTGCCGTCAGGTAAATACAACCTAGGGTTTATACATACTATATTCTAGAGTTAGTTCTTCATCTTTATCTATATTTTTTATTGTTTTTAAAAACCATCTGTTGTTATGTTTTTTTCTTTCACAATTAGGTTTTTCTGAGTGATTTATAAATCCCCCTAACGGAGTTCTGATAAGATCATTTTCAATTTCTATGTGTGTCATACCTATTGTGGTATCTTTTGGTATTTCTGTAAGACTATATAAACCTAATCCATGTATTTCAGATTCTTTAATAGTTAAATAAAAAGGTAGTGGTTTATATTTCATTTTGGTTCATCTCCTCCACAAACATAACCTATAACTCTTTTACCTTTATACATATGATAGTAATGATTGCTCATAAAAGTTTTCTTTTGTTTCTCAACAGCAGTAATATTAGAATGAAACCAACTACTACAACTATCTTGTATCTCAAACGTATCTAACTTGATGTCTCCACCAAAAGTTAAGTACATTAATGTAATCATTATAGGTTTCATATTAGAATAATTCTAAACTACCGTCCTTGGCCACGATACTTCTTACGCTTATTTGCTCTTGGTCCATGTTTCTTTCTTATCCTTCCTGGTCTTTTCTTTGGTGTGCGTTTATGGTAATTAGATACTCCAAACAGAGCTTTCTTTTTAGCCATCCATAAACTCTCTTATAGCCATTTTAGTTTCACTATCTACTTTCATATACTTAATAACACCATTAACTTTTTGTTCTGTATCTTCACCACAGTTAACACATCTGTAAAGATTATCATATATCTTTACCAACATACTTTTACATTTACACTCTGGACAATCACCAGTTACAATTTCTGTATGAAATAATCCTGTTTCGTCTTTCTTCATTCCAGCCACGGCTTATAGTTAACTTTACCATCTTCTCTCATAGCACGCAACCACTGTTGCCTGTTTTTGTTACGAGAGTACGAGCAATGTATCCAGCCCGATGTTGGTTCGCCGTCTTTGTAAAATTCTAAAATTCCTTGATCTACTTCTAAATTATCTCTAATCCATCTTGCGAGTTCCCTGTTATCTACACCAGGTATCTCAAAGTCTGCTGCAGCCGCTTCGTCGTCTGCTACATGTTGGCTGTTTACACTGCTACCAATTTCTACACACAGTTGAGCACATCGAAATCCTGATGATATAATCAATGGTTTGTCAAAATGTGAACGTATAGGTTGTAATATATTTACTGCAAGAGCTTTTAAATTTTCTATTTGCTCTGGTGATGGGTTGTTATTGATGCCCTTACGTTCAGCCGTTTGTGACTTGGTAAGTTCGTCTAAGGTTATATTAGCCGTTAATTTCATAATTACTCCAATATTAATGCTTTAATTGATTGAGATCCATCTATATTTGTTTCTAATTCTGCTTTAGATTTAATACATTTATAATCTATATTTTCTTGAGGTACTCTAGTAGCTTCACGTTTGCCTTTTAAACACACAGACATAGATGGTTGTATTCTGTGCTCCTTGATATCAGGTCCTACAAACATTAAAAGGGCTACAATTTCTGCAATCATTTTGTTACAAGTCCTTTGTTTGATCCGTATTTAATTCTATATTTATGTGTACCTGTGGCATTAATTTCAACTTCTTTTTTAAGATGTTTAACATAACTCATTTGTTTAGCCTGTTTTTCCATGTCAGAAATATATTGTAATACTTTTTTAGTGTTTCTATCCATTAATGACCGTTCCCGTTTGCAAATTCTCTTTGTTTATCTTTTAATCTCTCAATATCAGTTAAAGCTTTTTCTAACTGATCTTTTAAAAATTCTATGTTAACTTTGTTTGTCATATTTTGTTCTTGATTCTTTTCTAATTTTTCTACAGTACCATAAAGATCTTCTGTTAACATAAAAAGTTCCTGTATTTGTGGCGAAACCATTTTACCTTTAGGCACACCAATAATAAATTCGTTAGCAGAATCTAAATCTTTGGCTATTAATTTACTTTGCGTCTCCAATGTTATAAGTCTCGTAGTTATCTCACTATAACTCCACACTCCAGCTGCTACAGCTAATAGTATTGCTATAAGATTTCTTACAGGCATACTAATTGCTGTGTTATCTGATATTTTCATTACACTTACATCTTTTACCAAAGATCTTTTCGATCAATCGTTTTATAAATTTTTTCATTATTGTGATAGTGGGTTGCCTGATTGAAGTTTCATTTCTTCTAACATAGTTTTAAACAGTTTGTTTTCTGTTTGTAAAATAGCCATGTTTTTTTCTAAGTCCTGCACTTGCATTTCTAAACCAGATATATCTACACCTTTTGCGCTAGATAATGCATCTATTTTAGTTTGCATTTCACCAAACTTTGCAAAGCCACCACCGATTGCAACCACGGCTGCAATAAGCGCAGCAACAGAAGCTAGATTATTTTTTAATTTATCCATTACGTAACCTCTCCAACTCTAATAAGATTTGTTGTTTCTTAAACTGAACCTCATTAAGTTTTTTCTTGTTGACGGTGATCTTATCATTTTCAACATACGTTGCAAGATTTACATTAACGTATATTTGCCTGTTATCTTGCATATTTAGTTGATCTAGGTAGATATCTTTTGGTTTATAAAACGGAACATTATATATGTTTAATGACGCTTGGTCACTAGTCATAGCATCTAATTTAATTAAATTTTTTAGTTGCAAATTTTTAGATTTGTCTTTAATATTCTGGTCTATTTTCTCCATTACTCTAGCAACGTTTGCAATCTTAGCTTTACCCTCTTGTACAGTTTCTTGCTCCTTGTCACCTGCTGCCTGAGTTCGGGTAGACTTAACAGTGCCTTTGCTACTGGGTTTCTTCTCTGCTTTAAGCGTTTTTCTTGGAGCATTTTTTTTAGGTGCCTCCTTTGTAATCGTTTCTTTAGGCTTTTCTGTAATCGCTTCCCTCTCTTTTGGTTCTTTTCTAGGTTCATTTGTCATCTCCTCTTTTGCTGGTGCTGTTTCCATAGGTGGTGCACTTGTCATTTCTTCTTTTGCTATTGGTTCTTCCTCTTGCTGTGCCGGACCTGATGGTAAACTAATTATTTCTTTTGGTTCCTCTTCCATTTCTTCCATAGCTGACGCTGGTGGAGGTGGTGCTAACTCTTCTATCATTTCCATAAAAGGAACTTCTTCTTGCACCATTGCAACCATCTCTTCTTTTAATGTTTCAATAGGCATCTCTTCCATAACAGGAGCAAACATTTGTTGTGCCATCGGTGCCTCCATTACAATAGCGCCTGTTTCCTTAGATGCTATTTCAAATGTTAAACCTGTTTCTTCTATACTTAATTCTAATCTAGAACCTTCTTCTAAACTACCTGATGCAAAAAACTCTTCTTCAATCATAGATTCTAGTCCGGATATAATATCATAAATTTCATTTTCTGTAAGTTCGGTAGTATTTAATGCTTCGTTAATAACTGTTCTTTCTTGTAGTGTTAATGGTTCGTGATCATGTATTGGAAAATCTAATAATAGTTCTGCACCTAATAAGTTAGGTCCTCTAAGTTCTGAGGTGCTTAATGAACCATCGAGACCCTCCCAATACCATTCGTAGTGTGATGCACCTGTACCATTCCAAACTAAATTATCATTAAATTTTGCGCTATTACTATAATAACCTGCATCATTTAATCTTGTTGTCGTCATCTCAGCTAGCGTATTACCATTAGAATCTTTTATTTTTATATGTAAATTATAACTATCGTCTGCACCGCTTGATGCACCACAACTAAAAGAACTTGATCCATCCTCACAGTTTTGTACTGAAAAATATGAGTTTAAATGTATTCCACCATCTAATTTATTTTGTGTTGCAGTGTAATTTACACCACCCTCGACACCTGTCACATCAACTAATGTGCCATCAGCTGCTACTTTCATATCTCTGCTTGACTCTAACTCACCATTAAATGCCTTACCACATGCACCGTTTATTTGTGTGCCACATGTTATAGTAAATCCATTATGTGTAGAGTTATGATTAAGACTACCTGTTCCTGAGTTGACACCATCTAAATTAAAGTTATCCATGTTAGATGACGTTGTGCCTGCGTTAGGTAATATGTTTGTTGAAGTCGCTGTATCATTATCTGCTTTAGATATTGTACATTGTAGTACAAAATAAAATATAAAAAATGCTATTATGGCTGGTTTAATTTTTTTCCACATTGATCGGTTTTAACTTCTCAATTTTAATTTCTTTTTCTTTATCTACTTTTTCTCTTTTCTTCATACGCTTAACATATGTTTTATAGTCTGGTCTTTCGTGGTCGTATTTACTCCACAATGCTAATGCGTCTTTACCTATCTTACCGTCGATAGGACAAGGTGTTCCTGCTTGTATCATAGATTCAAACACACGTTCATCTTGACATAAAATAGCTACAGCTGCAACCTTCATACCAAAATCATTTAGTATTCTGGATAACTTTAATCTTTCACAATTTTTATCAATAAAATGTTTGCCACCAGATATACCTACACCAAACGTTTGCACACCTGCTGATGCACCTACGGCACAAACATCTTGTGTCATAGAATTAAAAGAGGGCGCACTAGATGTTGGGGGTGCTGATCTTATATTACTATTACTAGTGCTATTTGTAGTTGTACTAGAAGAAGACCCAGATTCGTACGTTGTTGCACCACCTGTGTATCCGCCTTCAATACTTGTGTTAGACCCACTTACGTTTGTTTGTGAATTTGCACTATGTGCTTGGTTAGTTACACCTATGAATATGATGATTAATGCTAAAAGCAAACTTATTTTGTTCATTAGCACTCACAGTTCTCACAAGTACAAACGCCATATTCATCAGCATGAAGATCTCCTAAACAATGGCATTTGTGATTACATTTTTTACAGGTCTTAATCATTATTTATAAAAACCTTTAAAAGTCCATTCAACCCATTTGTTCCATAAACTTTTAATTTTATTCCAAATTTTTTTAATCATGTTTTTTCTCCTCAATTTCATAGAAGAACTTGTCAGTATCTTCCGTTTTCCATTTACGAGTGTCCTCTACATTCCATTCGGATGTTTGGACTTTCCAATCTGGAATTTCATCTTTAACTGTAAAAGATGGTATATCCCATATTAGTCTATTGTTTGGCTGAGCCGCATAGTTGCCATCGTCTAAAGCAAGTATGTGAGCGCACTTATGTTCGTGCGGAATTTCAGAATGATCTGTATCTATTATATTACTCTCTGGGTGTGCAAAGTCAACTGTGAAAAGATAAGCACCTGCGTGCCATTTTTTATCTTTACCTATATATTTACCAGATTGTCCGTCTAAGATATCCCAAGAAGTAACAGCAGGATAGTAACTAAAAGAATTCCATAACTCCAATTCGTCCAGTCTATACCTAGGAACATCTTCTGGTTTAAATCCTCTTTGAATAAACGCAGAAATTGGAAGTCTGTAAAAGATCGCACCGTTTTCCATAATACAATGGAATAAGATCGGACGGCCTGTAATACAGGTAATACCAAAGATAATGCAATCTTCAACTTCGCCGTGATGTTTTTTAAGGTCATATAAATATTCTCTCCTTATTTGAGAGTATGTTACAGGAATATTTGCATTTAAGTAAGCCATAATTAGTCATTTATTGTTCCCCAATTTTTACCAGATTCGTAGTCTACTTTGTTTGGGATTTCTAATTTAACAGCATTCTCCATAATCTCAACAATTTTTTTAGCTTGCTCTGGAGACTCTACAGAAACATCTAATTCATCATGTATTTGTATGTGCGCTACAATGCCTTCTTTGTATAAATCCAACATAGATTTTTTTGTCATGTCAGCAGCTGAACCTTGTATTAATTTATTTAATGCTTTGTAAGTATAAGCACGCTTGATGCCTGGTCCATGTTCTTGGACAGCTTGTTCAAATGGTAATGCTTTGTGCATACCAAAAGTATTTGGCTCCCATAAATGAAACCTACATAATCTTCCAAGTAAAGTTCTTATCTGTCCTCGTTGTTGTGCTCTATTAGATACAGAGTTCATTAATGATTTAACAAACGGAACTCTACTATGATAGATATTAAATAATTCTTCAGCTTTATCTTTACTAACACCTAGCTCTGCTTGTAGTTTTGCCTTACCCATACCATAAAATAATCCAAGATTAATTGTTTTTGCTGCAGTTCTTGGTATATCTGCCATCTTTGCAACGATAGTATGGAAGTCTGCATCTCCATCATCGTATGCTTCTTTAACACCAAACACGCTTGTGTCTTGGTCTAAGGATGCATAATGAACTACTAGTCTTGGTTCTTGCTGTGAGTAGTCAAAGCATCCCCACTCGCAACCTGATTCTGGTATAAATAGGGATCGAATCAGTGGACCTAAGTCTTTATTACGAGCAGGAATTTGTTGTAGGTTAGGATTAGAATATGAAAATCTACCAGTAACTGTACCACCTTGGTCAGATCTTATCTGGTTAATATCAGCGTGTATTCTACCTTTATGTTCGTATCTTATAATTGTGTCTATAAATGTTGTATGTGCCTTGTTTATTTCTCTAGCTTTTGCTATCTTCTTAACTAAAGGATGTTCATGATTAGACAAAAAGTTTTTAGTAAATGATGGTGCCTGTGTTTTCGCAGTTCTTTCATAAGGTAATTTCAGTTTGTCAAAAACTTTGGCAATGCTTCGTGCAGCCCATATTTGACATTCTTCTCCTGTCTCTTTTGTTACTTCTTGTAATAATTGTTTTTCTTGTTCACTTAACTGTTGTTTCAATTTATGAGCGGATTCGGTATCGACACGCACCCCTTTAAATCTCATATCAACTAAACACGGAAACAAATCTGTTTCTAAATCAAATATAGACCCTAGATCTTGGTTGCTTATTTCTTTTTGCATAACTCTCCACAACGCATAGGTAAGCTCTGCATCCCTTTCTGCGTAATTACCTACATATAATGCGGGTAATTTCCACATATCTGCCTTGGGATCTACACCCCATTCTTTTGCTGCGTTGTTTAATTCTGTTTCATTTTTACCTTGGCCAACAAAGTCCCAACCCAAACTATTAAGATCGTATCTATATCTATTCTCATTTACTAATGATGCTGCAATCATTGTGTCATAAATCCTACCATTTATTTTAAAACCCATAGATCTAATCCAACAAACATCATACATTGCGTTGTGAAATATTTTATCTGCTGTTGACTCACAGATATCTTTAAACCATTTCATAACTAAATCTTTATTAAGATTACCACCACCCTCGTGATCAAATGGGAAATATCCAGAATATCCATCTGTAGCTACAGCTATACCCACGACCTTACCTCTACCTACAACAGAACCTGTTCCTAATTTTTTTAAATCAGGATCATATGTTTCTAAGTCAATTGCTATCTCATCTGCATGACGTAGGTCTGGAAACTCTGTAGGTTTTACCCATTCTGTTTGTGCTTTAAATATCATTTTGTTTTTTCCATTCTTTATAACCTTCAGTCCAAGATTCTTTTTTGTCTGAATAATCTCGTTCTAAAATCATTTCCAAATAATGTATTGCCTTCTTGATATCTTCTTCCTTTCCTTTGGCAGAGTGTCTGCATATATATTTTATAGCCGACCCTTCCGCAAATTGCAACCTGTTCTTATTTATAAACTCACTAGGCTGCATGACCATCGATTTATAATGTGATCCTCCAATTTGTTTTTTGTACGCACTCATATAATAAACTCCTTTCGTTTGTTGTTACATTTTACTAGATATAAATTTTGTATCGTTCTTGTTACACCTACGTACCAGACACGATACTCTTCATCTTGTTTGTACACAGATTTTTTAGAAGCCTTCATAGTATTTGTAGTTTGATTTAAAAACAAAATAACATTAGCTGCCTCTCCTCCTTTAGCTCCATGAATAGTTGATACTGTTATTCTTGGCTCTTTATTTATTTTTTCACCATTTGATATCATGGTTCTTAAATAATCTATTTTAGAAGATGCAACATTATCAAATGCATCATACCATTCTAAACTGTAATTAGGCTTACCTTTTATTTTTTCTAATACTCGTTGCTCTTGTATCTCTGGTATACTTTCTCCTTTTCTTATTTTGTTCCAATGTTCTATATCCTCGTATAAATTTTTTGCTATACTGTTTCCATCTACAGTTTTAAAAAATAAACCTTTTTGTTTTAATATTTTTGGTATGGGTTTGAGTAATGGATTTGTTCTCGCTAAAACTAACCAAGATCCTTTGGACATATCTATGTCAATAAATTTATATACCTCGAATATCTCGCCT